GTAACATCTAGCCCAGAAAAGAAAGGACCCCGGGGGCTCTGACACCCCCGAGGCACTTTCGCCCGACCCGTATAGGAGGCCAGGCATGCCAGAGCGTACCGAGTCGCAGCATTCCGAAGCAAGCCCCGAAGGCGCGTTTTACACGCTCCTCTCGTGGTCGAGCAACGAGCAGAACGACATCCTGGACCGCTGGAAACGGAAAGGCATCTGGGACGAGCGCATCACGAAATGGGAAGTCGGCGCCCTCGAGGCCGAGGAGCGGGCGGCGGTGCGCCTGGTGTACGCGTCCTTTGTAGAGAGTCCCTACGGGCCCGAGTTCGGCCGGCAATGCCCCACCTGCACGCTGACGGTCACACCCCATTGCGACGGCTGCGCGGCCTGTCCGGGTCTGCCGCACGCTTGGTGGTGCCACGGCGGAACGTGCATCTGCGGATGCCCGGAGAGCCGCCACCACCGTAAGACCTTCCGCGGCGCCAAGACGTGGGACGGCAAGCCGTACACCCTCGCCGGCCGCTGCCGGGGCCGTAGGTGTGGCTGTCGTCGCTTCGACGACGTCGAGCGCCAGGGCGCCTACTTGGCCTGGTGCGACTGCACGCCCGAAGAGGCCGCAGCCCGCCGGGCGCTGGGGGTCGCCATCCTCATGGACTTCGCTTTCGGCGTCGGCCCGTTCGACGGCATCGACGGCATCGACCACCCGGAGCCATGACGGTCACGGCGGCCGCCGTGCTCGACGAGGCCAGGTCCCGCTACGGCGAGGACCTCGACGCCGAGTTGCTCGGCGAGACGTATGAGGCGATGGTGGCGATGGCCGAACGCACGGCCGGCGGGATCTTCTACACGCCCAAGCCCGTCGCCACGTTCATGACGACCTTCGCCCTGGAGCAGGCAATCCGCCAGGTCGACGGGCAGGACCCCCAGGCCATCCTTCGCCTGGTGGTGTGCGATCCGGCCTGCGGCTGCGGCGTGTTCCTCGTCGAGGCCGCCCGGCTGCTCGCCGCCAACTACGCCGGCCGGCTGTTCGGTGGCCAACCCACGGCCGCCCAGGTGTTCGCCGTCATGCCGACCGTGGTGCTGTGGTCGGTGTTCGGCATCGACATCGACCCCGTGGCAGCCGAGCTCGCCCGCGTGGCGGTGTCGCTCGAGACGGGTGGCACCATCCCGCCCGAGGCCCTGGCCCGGCACATCGTCGCCGGCAACCCCCTCGACGGGGACTCACCGCCGGCGATGGAGGCCCGCCGGTAGCGCGTATCGCGATTCGCTACACGCTCATCTGACCGACCCGAACCGATCACCCCGTTCTTACTGCAATGCGGCTTCTCACGCCGTCAGGCCATGCCCCATTTGGGGGATATCGGCAGTTCTGAGCGCCCGAACGATAGGTGGATCCCGCGGGGTCGCCGATCGCCTCCGTTTTTCGTCCCGCTCGTCCGTTTAGCCGACGTAATAAGAAGCGTTACTACGGAGCGGCGAGAACAGGTGAGAATCAGAACTTGGAGCTCGTCAAGGACTTCGGTGTCTGAGACCTTTCTGCCCCACATCTCTTGACACCCATTCCCTTAATGCCGTAAGATATGAGGCACAGAGAACACCGAGCGAGAGGAACTGAAATGGATCTGTACTGGATAGCCCCCGTAGACCCTGACCGGGCAGAACGGGTTCTTGTGCCAGCGTGGGCTCCTCACATCGACGAGGCAGCACCCATCATCGTCGGCAAGCGAGAGATCTGGAGCACGGAGCCAGCACACGACTTCGCTTTCCCGGAGGCGGAAACAGCAGAGCCGGGCGAGCAACGTGATTTTTACCGACGTGCGATCAGGTACGGACGGCCTTCGCGATGACCCTCTCGGACCCTGTGGGGGCGGGCGAGATTGCGCAACGGGCGGGGGTGGTCAAGGCCACCGTGTGGAGCTGGACGAAGCGCCACAGCGACTTCCCCAAGCCCGTCCAGCTCGAGATGGGGCCGGTGTGGGACTGGGTCGAGGTGGAGGCATGGCTGAGGGCCAGGACGGTGCGCACCAAGGACGGAATTCTTATCTCGGCAGCACCCGAACAGGAGGCGTGAGACATGGTTTGTCCCAGATGCAAACGTGAAGTGCGGCCGTGGATTCTCCAGCGTGCCGACGTGTGTTCCTCGGAGTCCTGGGTCTACTGCATCCGCCAGTACGAAGACGTAGCCGCAGACATCGCCCGACGTGAGGCCAAAGCCGCTGCCGGACGGCAGGTGTGAGGATGGACGGGGATCTTGTCAAGTTCGACCACCCGGAGTCGGTGGAGTTCGACGAACACCGTTGGTACGTGCGGATCACTATCAAGGACCACGTTGGGGCAGAGCATGAGTTCTTCGTCAGTGCCGATTACTGGTACACCGACAGCACCAATATCTGGTTCGGAACCAAGGCTGAGTACGAGGCCGCTGCGCCGTGACCCTCTCCGGGCTGCGGCGGGGGCTGTACCGGGGGGCCCGCGTGCTGGGCGACGTCGAGGCTGTGAGGCAGTCTGTCAGGACGGGGAGCGTGAAGCCGCTGGGGCGCCGGCTGGTCCGCAAGGCGCTGTGGCGGGGATTCGGGCGGGCCATGCGAAAGGGAGGGCTGTGACATGATCGGCGAGGGCTACTGGAGCACGGGAATCATGGTCAGGTACTACGCCGACGGGGAGCAGTGGAGCATATCCCTGGAGTTCAAGGACAATGGGTTTTGCGACAAGGCCAGCACCGAAGGTCGGCTGAGTCTGAGGTACGCCGTGACGGATCTGAGCGCCGGGATCGACACGCTCAAAGCCGATGCTGAGCGGTTGGGGATCACTTGGATTGCTCAAGTTCCGTCCTGCCCGACAGTCTACATGGACGGTGACGGCGAGGATGAGGACCGGGACTACCCGGAGAACTGGCGCAAGGTGATCAATGATCAGGCACGGCGACTTGGATGGGCTACCTGCTACCGGGAACTGGCTGCGCTGTAGCCCCCTCTGCTTATCCCAGCTTGGGAGCCCTTTCGGGGGCTCTCTTGCGTTCTGGCTCAGGTTGCGCTAACGGCCTTCCTTTCCGACGCCACGGAGGGGCATTCAACGCTGCCCAATCGTCCAAGCACCACGGGCAACGGGGAGGTAACCCGTGCCCGCATCGGGAAAGCGCCGAACGAGTCCTCATGGCTTCGCCCACTTTGCCAGCCGTGCCAGGGCGTGCCAGATTCCGCGGGCAGAGCGGCCCAGCCAGCGTCTGCGTAGGGCTACGTGGCAGAGGGTCAGGCAGGCGCCCCAGAGGGCCACGAGGCCCAGGAGCAGGGTGAACATGCCCCCGATCGTGGTGGCCTGGCCGAAGGTGAAGTGCCGGGACCAGGCCCAGTAGTAGCGCAGGTCGATGTCGGCGATGACGATGGCCCACCACAGCGGGATCGACAGGACCAGGACGCCCACCTTGTGCCAGAAGCCGCCCGGGTGTGAGTGGAATGGCACTGCGTTCCCTCCGTGGTTCCAATGACCTGAGACAGCATTGTGGCAGCCGTAGCCACCGCCCAACCCCTTCGGATGCTGGCGGTTACGGAAGGTGCAGAGTGCCCGGCCGTTATCCATCTCGTAGCGGCGGTCGGGGTACTCGTTGTGCGGCAGGAAATGGGCAGCCTCCAAACGCCCCCCACGGGCCTTGGCTTCGTCCGCAGACATGCCGCAGCCCCAGCACTTCCAATGGTCGCGGCCCTTGATTCGGAGCGCCCATTCGTCGTGCAGGGGGCTGCGGCGGGAGGCTTCCTTCGTGCTCACTTCGAGTAGTTCCCCACCCGGTGCCAAGCTGTCTCGGATTCCTCCCCTTGCCAGGACTTCTTAGACACCTGACCCTCCCCGTTGCAATCAGGGCACTCGACGTTGTAGGCCGTATCGTTAGTCCAGTACGTTCCTGTGATTCCGTCACCTTGGCACCGGAAACAGGTCACAGTCTCGCTCATGACTGGCGCCTCCGGAAGGCGTCGGTGATGACCTTCTCTTCGCCGGGCACGGTCAGCCGGAGCGTGAGCCAGAGGATCCCGAGCACCAGGGCGACGGACAGGACGGCGATCAGGAGGGCCGAGAAGATCATGCCGCCGCCCCGTTCGATAGCTCCTTGGCGGTCCGACGCATCGTGTCTGCCACCTCACCGGCGGTGCGGCCTGCTTGGTCGTTCCAGGTCATGAGAGTCCAGTTGTGGTAGACCCGGTCCCGCTGGTTCAGATCATCTTCCACCAGAGAGACGCATTTCCCAAACTGGTATCGGTTGCGGGCCTCAGCCTTGAGAGCCCCCTTGGCGCACCACTTCACAGCGTCAGGATGACGAGCGGCCACGCACCTGCCATCGGCGGTCTGAGCGTAGGTTAACTGCGTCCAGCCGCCGAACTGCACCCGGTCCGCTGCCCGTAGAAGCACCTCAGACGGACTCATGCGGCATCAGCGCTCCGGACGTGGTCCTGGGCCTTCTTGGGACGGCCGGCCTTGGTGCCGACGGGGCCGGTGAAGCGGCTCACGGTCCAGCGGATCACACGCTGGCGCTGGGGCTCGCTCAAGGGCTCGAGGGCCGCCAGGACGGCTCCCTGGGCCCTCACCTCGACGGTGGTGGTGGGCATGGACCAGCGGGCGATGCGCTTCTGGTCGGCTGGGTTCAGGGAAAGCACAGCCTCGGCGATGGCCTGCATGGCGTTCAGTTCGGGGTCGTTCACGTCTGGTGTCCTTTCGCTCATTCCGGCAGCCCGAGAGGTTCGGCGCCGGCCTCGATTCCGTAGTCGTCGTACATGATGTAGCCCTGGCAGATTTCCTCGCCGTCCTCGTCGTAGCCGCCGCTGGAGGCCCCCCAGTGCTTGGGGTAGTGGTCGGGCTGGAGCCGTGCCCACGCGGCCAGTTCCTGGGCCAGCTGGTACGCCTTGGAGGCCCCATGGATGGCGAGCTTGTCGAGATGCCAGGCCGTCCAGCTGGCCATCGCTGCTTCGTCAATGAGGCCCATGTCAACTCTCTTTCCGTAGCCTCGCGGCTTCGTCGCACCGCTCGGCGATGGTGTCCTCCCGGGTCCAACCAGCGTGGCTGTTCTCGAGCCAGAGGGCTGTCGACACCTGGTCGTCGCTGGCCTGCTCGTCCTCTGCGGTCCTGTTCACTGTGCACCTGCCTCTCTCGGTTGTGCAACCGGATCGTTGCGTGATGCCTTCAGCGCCTCTCTGCCGGGATCGGTGATCGACCACACCAGCGGATCCCGGCTTCCGCCGCTGGGGGCATCCTGGGGGGCTTTGCGGGCATTCTGGACGTAGCCCGCGTCCAACAACTTCCGTCCGCGGACTGAGATCACGTCGGAGCCCACCTGCAGGGCAGTGCGGAGGGCCGGGCCGGTGACTTCGGGGCCGAGCTCGGCAATGGCTTCCAGCAGGTCCCTGAGCTTCTGAGCCGCTTCGGTACCAGTCAGCCTCACCGCCGGAGTCTCAACCTTGGGGGCCGTGCTGGAGATAAGTTCCAATTTGGGAGCAACGGCGGCGGGGGGGATGTCCTCCGCGTTCTGGGGACCGTTGTTGGCGGTATTGTCAGGGACCGAACCAGTAGGGGCGGCATCGATAGCCCGGAGCACCCTGGCCCGCTCCGCAAGGGTAGATAGGTCCCTATCGGTCAGGAAGAACGAGCGGCAGTGGACCGGTGTGCGGTCGTTCGGGACCAGCCAGCACTCGCCCGCCCGGTCCGGGCCGAACGCCTTGGCGCTGTAGCCCCGGTAGTTGTCGCCGAGGGTCATCAGCATCCCGGCGTCCTCGAGGCGGTGGCCGTGGCGGATCTGGTACAGCGCCCGCAGGTCGGTGTCCATGATCTTGCTCGAGGGGCGCTGCGTGGCGAGGACTGACATGACCCCGGCAGCCCGGCCCCGGGCGTTGAAGGCGAGCTCGGCTTTCCACAGGGCCGGGGGGAAGGCGCCGGGCTCGTCGATCACCACAAGGTCGACACGCTGCGCCGTGTCCCAGTTGATCGCGTGGACGCCGAGCGGGAAGGACTTGTAAGTGCGGTCCATGCGGGCCTTGATCTTCGCCAGGGCCGGAATCAGCTTGTCGGCGTCGTCCTCGTCGTCGGTGACGAACGTGTCACAGATGGGCTCCCACACCCGGAAGTCGGCTCCCTGCTTGCCGGCGAAGACGTGGATGCGGACCCGGATGTCGAGGGCCGCGGCGGCGATGTACTCATGCAGGGTCACGGACTTGCCACCGCCGGGCTCGCCACCTACCAGCGCGTTCTTCTCCCGCAGATCCACGGTGAGCGTCTTTCCGTTCAGGTCCACAGCCACGGGGATGGGACCGAGGAAGTCCGTCGTCTCCCGGTTGAGCCACGGCCAGGGAGTGGGCTTGGCGAGCGTGTCACGGCGCTGGAGGCGGGCGAGGGCACGATGCGGCTTGAGGTAGATGCGTTCGATCTCCACCGGGCAACCCAGATGAGATGCCACGCCGGCCAGCACCTTCTCGTTCGCCAGGCCCTCGGGGTTGCCCCGGTTGGCGAAGTGGATCAGCAGGGTCACGCCGGATTTCGTGCTGCGGCCGCCGATAGCCTTCTGAATGATGGGGGCCTCGGCCATGAAGCCCGGCTTTTCCGGGAACACCTTTTCCGTCATGCGGTTCCAGCGGATCATTTCCGAGCGCACCCGAGGGTCGAGGCCACCGAGGCGCATCGCCAAGTCGTCGGCATGGCGCTTCGCCCACAGGCCGGCCGGCAGGGCGAGAGCGGCCCCGGCGATGGGGAACGCGGCGAGTGCCAGGTGCGGGGCGATGTGGACGTGCACGCTGCTCACGCTGACCATGTGCGGTCGGCTCAGGAACTCGCCCACGCTGCGGCCGATCCCGTCGAGGAACGTGTTGAGCTCGTGGGCTCGCTCCAGCGGCACGGGGGGCGGGGTGGGGGTCATTCGTCGTCCAGGTGGCAGAATTCTTCGTGAGCCTCAGGACAGAGGCAGCCGTTTCGCAGGAGGGGCCAAAAGCGGTTGTCACTCGGCGGGAGTGACGGCGCGCTGTTCTTGGCAGCCAAGTAGGTCTGGAAACTGAGGGTCCGAGGGGTGCAGTTCCGCTCCCGCAGCGCCCAGTTGTAGTGGCTCTGAAGGCCCCTCTTGACTGTCGCACGGAATCTCGGGCCGACGGTGCCAGCATTGCGGAGCGCCCATTCCCAAGCGCAACTCTCGGCGTCCAGGTCCATCCAGAAGAGCCCCTGCCCGCCCTCGGCGAGAATGTGGCCCAACTCGTGCAGGGCGACAGCGTAGGTCACCTCAGTGCGTACCGGCCGGATGGCAATACGGCGCTGATCGGTGTACGCCTTGCTACCCGAATCACACCACGTCACGGCGACCTCATGCTCCGCGGCGAGCCGGTCGATGCGTGCTGCCATGTCCGCGAAACCCGGGATGCTCATGCCACGGCCTGCGTTCTCGGGGTGAGAGTGACGATGCTGCCCAGCGCGGAGACGGTCACGTCGTAGCGGCGCTTCAAGGCGGCGTCGATGACGACCTTGCGGAACGCCTGGATGCCGTGCGCCGTCATGGTGTCGTGGCCGAAGTCCACGCCTGCCGTCAGCGTGTGGGGCTGGTCGTCGAACCACTGGCTGTACGGATACTTCTCGGGGCGGCCCGCGGACTTCATGCCGCCGGGGATGGCGCGGGAGTAGCCGACGGGCTTGGAGTCGTAGAGGGTCACTTTCCGGGGGTTGCGCCGCGACTCGGCGCCGTTCTCACCGATCAGGCCGTCTTTGCGTTTGCCGCAGTAGTAGCCGAGCCCGTCGGAGCGAGTTGCGCTGTTCTGCTCAGCGTGGCAGCCAGTGCAGAGTGCGAGCGGCTGCCACGCGGGGCGCTTCGGGTCCTGCAGGCTGCAGGTTGAGCTTGCGGTGGGCGTCACGGCTGCCGCCCTTCGGCTTTGGCGACCAGCCCGTCCAGAATCTCCACCATCGGGCGAGTGATGCGGATGATCGGCCAGCGCTCGTCCTCAGTCGCATCCACGCAGGCCAGCAGCGACTTGAGCGCCGCCAGCAGGTCGGGGGCCGCGCCGATGATCCCCGCGTTCATGTGCGCCGTCACGTCTGGATCAGCAGGCGAGAGGACACTGGCGAGCATGTCGCCATCCGGCCCGTACACATCATCGACGTACACGCTGCTTACCACGCGCCAAGGGCCGGGCGTGTGCTGCGGGCTTGCTTCGGAATGCTGCGACTCGGTACGCTCTGGCATGCCTGGCCTCCTATACGGGTCGGGCGAAAGTGCCTCGGGGGTGTCAGAGCCCCCGGGGTCCTTTCTTTTCTGGGCTAGATGTTACGCCTTCGCGGTGGTGCGTGGAAGTGGGTTTGCACAGTTCGGCGATGAGGGCTTGCAGGGTCATGCCGAGAACGGCGCCCACGTCGGTCTGCCGGTCGTTCCAATCACCGAGGCAAGCCGTGCCCGCACTTCGCAGCATCGTGTAGAACGTAAGTTCACCGGCCCAGAACGGCATGGCATACACAAGACACGTCTCACCTACCTCCGGGACATGGCGGACCCACGGGCAGGTGCGGCACACGACCTTTGCGGCCTCGGCCCGCTCGCCGCGCTCGGGGAAGAAGATGTCGGTCCATGCCGGCGCAGGCGATACGGTCGAGCCAGCTCAGGTCTCTCATGCGGCTGACTCCAGCGCGGCGAGCAACTGGGCACCGATGAACTCCGTGTAGGCGGGTGGGATTGCCTGGGACAGTTCTTCTCCCGTCATCCAGTCGATGCCCATCGCCTCTCGGCGCTCCTCCGTGCTGAATCCCTGAGTGTTGAAGCGTCTACGGCGATCCCTACCGTGGCCGCCGTAGACGCCGATCACTCTGGACTTCGCCCTGTTGGACGATCCGCCGGTGCTGCCGTAGACACCTACCGTGGCTGCCCGCTGATTGTGCCAACAGGGCGGCACCAGGATCAGCCCGAGGTTCGTCTCAAACTGGCGATGCCGACGTAGCTCCGCATCCCCCGAACCGAGCCCGAAGACCGAACCGCAGAGCGTGAATGCTTCCGGCATGGGTGCGCCTTCGACGTTCTCGATCACATACAGGCCGCCCCAGGCTCGTAGTCTTTCCCGCGTCGGAGTCAGCAGGTCGGGGTGCTCCTTCGAGTTCCACATCGCCGACAGAGCCGTGAACCGCTGACACGGGGGGCTGGCGTGAACGGCGTCGAAACCGTCCAAGGGGAACGTCATGAAGTCGGCCTGAATGAACTCGTCGCCGCAGTAGTGCGGCTGAGGCTTGATGTCCACTCCGACGACGTAGAACCCCGCACGCTGGTATCCCTTGGTAGCCCCACCGGCCCCGCAGAAGCCATCGACCAGTTTGCGCTTACGCATCGGCTTCGGCCCACGCTCGGACACGTTCGACTTCGGCCAGCTCGTCCGCGGGTTCCGCAAAGTCCGTCGCCGGCTTGAGGGCTTTCGCAGCTTCCCGGGCGACGCGTCTGCCCTCACGTTCGTCGGCAACTTTCGCATCCCGGCGCCGCTCCAGCATCTCCACGGTGCTGTCGACCGTCTGCAATGCCGTGTCCAGCGCCTCACGGCCCTTGCCCTGCGTCCACCAGTGAGCCCGGTCCTCGAGGTGCACACGGAGCTCCTTGGTCGTCAGGAAGGTCTGGAGATGCTCGTAGCGGCGTTGGTTGTAGAACTCCAGCACCTCCCACGGGGCCAGGTCCTCGCCGTCCTCGTCCACCTTCGGCCCCCGGTACCGCTCGTCGTCGGGCCGCACGCAGAACTCGCAGTCGAACGCCGCCCCCCGCGCCGACTCCGCTTCACGCCGGCCGTGGATCTCCTCGTCACGCGCTCTGACCATTGCCGTTCCTCCCTGCCTCGATGTCGGCGATGACGTGAGCCAAGATGCCGGGCGCTTTGCGCTCGTCGGCCATGATCCGGATGGCGCTGCGGATGATCTCGGAGGGCTTCTCCGCAGCGATGCGCTTCGACTGGTTGCCGATCTGGTCCCGCCACTGACGCACCGGCTCGTAGCCTCGGGACTTGCACTCGTCCACGTAGAATCCGACAAATCCACTGGGCATCTCAGGGTCAGGAGGCGAAGCCGATCTGCCCCCGGAGGGGCTTTTGTTCTTGGTACTTGGTATAGGAGTCGGAGTCGGACGTTGTACGGCGCCTGGAGCGTCGTCGTTTCGAACGGGTTCCGTACGCGTACGCTTTTTGTTCTCTCGCCATTTCCGTACCCTCTCTCTTTCGGTCAGCACCTCCGTACGCGACGACTGGTAATCGAGGTAGTCGTGGATCTCGTAGCCGCCCTCGGCAACGGACCAGAGGCCCGAGAAGACGAGCTTGTCCACCGTCCGGGTCAGTTCCTTCTTCTCCAGCGGCAGGAGCCCGGAGAGGACTTCGACGGGCACTAGGCCATCGGTGAGGTAATGGCTGGAGTAGCACAGGCCGGCGAGCCAGAGCGCCATGCCGACAGGCCCAGCCTTGCGAGCCTTCGGGTGCTGAGGGAAATCGTCGTCGACCCTGACCCAGACCATCAGGCCACCCCTGGATGTGACCACAGGGGGCTGTGTCGGTTACGATGGAACATCGGCTGCCTCCAATCGCTCTGGATGCGGCTTGGCCTCAGACCCGGCGGTGCGTCGAACCACTGTCGGGTCTTTTCTTTTGCCCCGGCATCTTAGCATCTAAGACACCGTGCTCCCAAACTCCAGGACGGGTCCTGGAGTCACAGCAACGAACCTTGCCGCTCGGCCCACGTCCTGCTGACAACCTTCTCCGACCGCTGTGAGGCCCGCCAGGCCGCGAGACGCGTGTAGTCGGCCGAAAGGTCCAGCCCGATCCCCGTACGCCCCAGAGCGTTCGCTACGAGCAGCGTTGTGCCGCTGCCGACGAACGGGTCCAGCACCACCGCCGGGCGCGACGGCTCATCCGGGTCCACCCCGCAGGCGCACGAGTAGCCGAGGATGGTGGCCTCGTGCGCCTTGGTCATCGTGCCGCCGACAGCTGTACGGCTTGCTTCTCCGTTCGTCTGTGCCGCGAGACGTCGGGCAGAGGCCCGTACTTCCATCGGCGACCGCTCCACCACCGGCCGACGGCCCTCGCCGCAGGTCAGGCAGATCGCATGGGGGCTCCAGCCCAGCATGATCCGCCGCACCAGCTCCGTGCCGCCCACGAACGCAGCGAAGTGATCGGGCAGGTCGTAGCGGGCCTTGATGTCCGGTGGCACGATGAACGGCTCGGACGCCACCGACCACACCGATCCCGGCAACTTCCCCAGGGGGTTGACCGCGGAAGGTCCCCCGCCACCGTTGGTGTAGCCCTTGCCGATCTGCGCACCCTCGTAGCTTCCGACGCCGTAGCCGGTCGCGTACCGCTCTGCTGTGCCCTCGGTGTACCGCTCCCGGATTTCATCCGTGGCGCTGAAGTACCGCTCCTGCTTGACCATGTGGAAGAACATCTCGTGTGAGTCCCGGGTCCGGTCGGTCACGCTCTCGGGCAGCCCGTTCAGCTTGGCGATGACCTGGTCCTGCCGCACAATCCAGCCGATGCCATCCGGGTCCGCAAGCCCATCCTCGCACCCGATGGCGAACCGATGGGGCAGCAGCATCTTCGACTTCGGCCGCCCGAACGCCGCCTGCTCGTACCGATCCGGTGCATTGCGCGTCCTACAGAGCGGCCCCGAGTTCTGTTCGGCCGCCCGTTCCCGCAGCCTTCGTTTGCCGCCTTCGATGGGGGCTGTGTGCCAATTGTTGTGGCCCCCGCTCCCGGCCCTCTTGTCGCCGAGGTTGATCCAGCAGGACCCCGTGGGTTTTAGGACCCTCCAGTTCTCCTTCATGTGCGCCCAGTAGTTCTCGAGCCAGAGCTGCGGGTGAGGCTCGCTGCCCATCTGCCCGTCGTAGTGGCTCCCGCCGTCGCGGTACGAGCGCAAACCCCAGTAGGGACCAGACTCGATGATGAGGTCCACAGACTCGTCCGCCAGCGGGATCCGCCGGGCGTCGCCACGGATCACATACGAGCTCACCGCTTCACCGCCCGCAACCGTTCCGCCGGCAGCCAGTGGATCCGCTGCGCCGTGTCCACGCACCGCGCCACCCCGCCCGGCAGCAGCTCCAGCACCCGCAGCCGCTCCCGCCTGGCCCCGTCCCGCACCACCACACCCACCGCAACGGGGGTCACGGCTTCACCTTCGGCCGTGGAATCCATATGGCCCAGTAGCCACAGGTAGAGCATTGGGTCTGGTCATGGGTCTTGTTCATCTCGTCAGCCCATGCCACGTGCCCCAGGAAGTTCTTCGGGTGCAAGGTGTGCTTCTTCACGTCGAGGCACAGGTCAGCCGACGGATACGCTGGCCGACTGCCCTTGAACTTGGACTCGCTCACGGCGCCACTGCCAGCAGCGTGACTTCCAAAGTTCTCAAGATGCTTTCCTCCTAAGTTCCTTGCGCTTTGCCGCGTTTCGGCTTGAGCGACGCGTTGCACAGGCTCGACAGAGACGTTCACCCTTTGAGCCGATGCGGGTGTTCTCTTGGTCGTACGGGTGGCCGTGTGGACAATGGGTTTTCTGGGCGTTCGCTGCTGCAAAACTGATCCCCCGCAGTCCGTTCTCCCGATTCGTGACAGGCTCTAGGTGCCAAGGGTTCACACAGCGGCGGACTCGGCATAGGTGGTCAATCTGCATACCATCGGGGATCGGGCCAACGATGAGTTCGTAAGCGAACCGGTGAATAGCTACCGACTTCGCATTGACTATGAAGTAGGAGTAGCCGTGTTCGGTCAGAGCTTTGGGATAGAGCCAGCAGGGGCCAAGGTCCGGTCGGTAGTCCGGTATGGGTCCATGCCGATCAACTTTCGACCAGAACCGCTTTACGCCGTCTCGAGGCGAGGGCTGCTTCATGCCACCGGTATCAAGGTCACGACAACGCGGCACTCATCCCGGCTCCCGGCCTTCAGCGCCTCACCCCAGCCCCCGACCACCTGGCGGTCGTTCACAAGCAGCCCAGACGCCTCCAGGCCGTCCACCACGGGCTTTAGACCCTCCAGCACGGCCAACGGGTCCATCAGGCTCGCCGTGGCCTTGTAGAGCTTCACAGACACCTCAACGGGGCCAGTGAAGGCCGGATGCCAGTTCGGGTCCTCCCCTCGGCACATGCCCTCGTATTGCGGCACCATTCCTAGCGTGGCCTCCCGCCACCGGGTCACGTGCGAGCGGTAGACGGGCTTCGGCAGGTTGTTCACTACGTTCGCCGACAGCCAGGGGATGAGCCGCCCGGCCATCTTCGCCTTCGACGGCTTGCCCCCCGGCGTCAGCACTGGCACCCGCGGCCACGGCACGACGACCGTGATCGGCGTTGGAGCATCGCGCAGCGAAAGGCCCTGGTTGCTCCACGGGCTCAGCACGAAATCGCTCACGCTGCCCTCGCTTCCTTGACCCGCTCGATGGCGGCGAGGTTGCGGAGGAAGTCGATTACCTGCTGCTGCGTGCGGCCATCGGCGTCGTTCCACTGGCTCCATCCCTCGAAGCCCTCAGGCGGGGCGGGGAGGAAGCGGGCAGGAGGGAACGGCACCCGGAAAAGGATCGTCTGCGCTCGGCGCTCGGCACCCTCAATGCAGCAGGGGATGCCTTGAAAGTTCGGCTCCCAAGTCTCAGATGTGTCGGTACCACGCCACCCGCACCACAACGCTCGGGCGCCCGTGGTCCCGCTCCACCCCGGCTCCACTAGGTTCGCCATCAGGTCCAGGCCCTCGAAGCGCTTCACGACTCCACCGCGATCCCGTGCTCCTTCGCCAGGTGGTGGTCGAGCACCTTGGCGGCCTCATCCGAGCTGGCCCGCACCGCCACCAGCTTCCCGCACAGCACGCACCGCGCCTTCCACGTCTGCACGTTCATGCCGACCGCCTCTGTTTCCGTTGCTTGATGTCGGCGCTGAGGGCTAGGTACACCATTGCCACCATGAACCGCTTCCGGGCCTCAGCCTCAACTGCCTCAGCTACCCCTTGGGTCACGCTCTCGCTGGGGGACTTGCAGGATCGACACGACGAGTCGTCAGACCGGGCGTTGCGAATCCATCCGCATGAAGGGCATGGCCGTAGCTTGGTGCTGCTCATGGCCTCACCGCCCGGTGCGGGTCCTTGCCCGTGTGCGTCATGCCGAAGGGCTGCCCCCAGCGGTTCAGGAACGGGTCTTCATCGGCGTGGGCTGCCGCGAACTCCACCATCGCTGCCGCGTGCCGGTCGGCGTGCTCAATCTCAGCCTTCGCCTGCGAGACCAGATGGTGCGCCCAGCACTCCGTAGCCTTCGACCTCGAGTCAACCTTGAACGTTGCCCCGCAGGTCACGCACTCCCGGGTCACCTTGACGATGCTCACGAGAGGTGCCGTTCAATCAGCTTGGCGGTCAGTGATTCAAGCTGGCTTTCGCTCAGCGCCTTGACGGCATCAACCTCGGTCATCCCCTTGAACTCACCGCCGAGCCCGATCAGGAACTCCCGAGTGGTGGCGATGGCTGCGGCGCTACGACGCCGTTCCTTGATCTGCGCCTTGATCTCCCGGTACTCCACCTCCGCATCCGACTCATCCAGCAGCGATTCAGTCATGTGTGGTGCCGGCGGGGCGGGTGCCTGTCGGGTCCCCTGACCCTTGGTAGCTCCCACCCCGCCCGGCACATCTGCGGGCCGTGTCGGATCCTCGTTCCAATCCGGCCCATCTGTCTCGGCCGGCATCACCCCCTCTCCCGAGGAATCCTCGGGGCTCACCTGGGGGACAGGCTCCCCGGCTGTGACAGTCCTGTTGTCGGCGAGCAGCGACTCCACCGTGTCGGTCAGAAGGATGGCCTCCCGCATGGTCAGATCGTGGTCGGCCGAGATGGTCAGCACCGGCCGCCCGAGCATGGCCGAAAGCTGGGCGAGGCGCTGTGACCGCTCGGGCTCGTCGACACTCTTGGGCCAGCGCGTGAACACCGCTGTCCGCAGCGCCCGCATGCGGCTCTCGTCGGCAAGCTCGGCCATCGGCAGCATCCCCAGCGTGCGGCGGCGGATGGCATCCTGCTCGGCGACCATCTCCCGGAGGCTGGCGTTGATGACCAGCACGGGCACGACGAACCGGTTGGTGACGATCTTCATCGGGTTCTTGGGATCCGGCCGCCGCTTGGACCGCTGGGCGAGGGTCAGCGTGGCGGGCAGCAGGCTCGCCCCGGACGCCGCTGCCAGCTCGATCGTGCCCAGAATCTCGGCAGCGGCGTTGAACCCGTGCGACTCCACCCGCCACACGCCCATGCCGGGGATGTCCGGGAGCATGATGTTCAGCCGGGTCGTCGGCAGGCAGTCCTGCTTGTCAGGGTCGCAGACACAGGCCCGGTCCCCGATGATGTCGTGGTGCCCGTCGCAGCGACGGCGGCAGACCGCCCCGTCCCAGTTCTCGAACCACTGGGAGAAGGCGAGCTCGGTTCGGGGCACGACGACCTCGAGCGACGTGGCCTGCGAGTAGACCTGGAACTGCGGCCCCTCGTCGCTCATCCAGTCCAGCACGTGGCCCCCGAACCGCTCGGCGACGACCTCCATGAGCGCCTTGTCCCGGGACGTGAACCGGAACGTGTCCAGCTTCGCCGGGTAGCCCTTCTCGCCCTTCTTCTCGCCGAGCCGGATCCGCCCCACCTCGGGCAGCCGAGGCCGCACTAGGTCAGGCGAAATCCTCGGGACTGGATGCGTCCCCCCGGGATCGGCAAGCCCCCCCGGCTGCTGTACCGCAAGATCCTGGCCGCTCACAGTGAATCCCCCTTTTGGACAATGGTTAGAAGTCGAGTGGTTGGTTTGGGCTCGGGCTTGATGAGGACCAGCATCGGGACCCCGCAGAGGTGGCACCGAGCCGGGACGAGGAAGAGGTATTCGGCCCCGCAGTTCCGGCAGCTGGCCAGCGGCTCCGGGCGCTTCATGATCCGAACCTCCGGACAGCCCAGAAGTCCTGCACGGTCCGGTAGACCTCCCACGCTTCGCGATTGCCGCCGAAGATGAACGTGGCGCTGGCCAGCGCGCGTGACGCATCGTCCGAGACGCTGAACGAGTGGAACAGTAGAAACCTCTCAGCGACCTCCACCGCCCCGGTGAGTGAGTTAGGCGCAAGCGGGAGGTTCATCTTGGCGGCGAACATTCGGGCGTCGTCCTTGGCAACGTTCATGGCAGCCACTCGCAGGCGCCCACCGCCAGCCGGTCCCACAGGTCCCGCTCGGCCAGGTCGAGTTCCGTCCGCTGCACCAGCTCGAGCACCGTCTCCGTCTCCCCGAACACCCGGTCGACGATCCACACGAAGCCCAGGGTGAGCAGGAACGCAACGGGCGCCCCGATCAGCATCCGCACCAGCACCTCGGGGGCGGACCTCATGCCGCACCCCCCGGCTGGTCGCAGAGCCCCGGGCCGTGATACCGATCACCACCTCTGGCGAGCGCCCCCGGCACAAGGCACGTCGGGCACCGGAACTTCTGCGCCTCCCGGGCCTTCGCCTCCCGCAAACCGTGCCTCCCGCAGGTCCCGCTCGATCGGGCTCTCGTCCTCGCCAAGCTCAGCCGGGGAGAAAAGGGGGAACGATTCGCCATCGACGTCGAACCGCGGTGAGGCGCTCACTCGGCACACACCTTCGTGACCCGCACGTTCAGCCGAACCTCGAGCTTCGCAATGAACAACGGCCGGCCGCAGGGCTCGCCGTCGCCGGGGCACGGCTGGAGGTTCATCGGCCTTACGAGTTCTTCCGGCCCGGAGAACCGATGCCCGTTGCGACACGCCAACGTCAGCACGTAGGTCACTCGGCCTCACCCCACCCCGGGTACATCTCCCGCATGTCCTCTTCCCACTGGGCCTCGGACTGGGGGCCGCTCTCGATGCGTGCGGGTCGGCACTTGGCGCAGACCCGCTCGGCTAGCACCAGCGCGGCAGCGATGCGCTCCTGAATCTCTTCCGATGTCCCTGCTCCCATTGCCCTGCCCCCTTCCGGGTAGAATCCGTCCGAAGCCATTGCCTGGCCCCGGTGCCCCTCGTTCACAGCGGGGGGCACTGCCTTTCCCCTAGTTCCCGAGACCGGCGATGGTGTCGTCGGTGACGACTTCCGTGGCCGTGATCTCTTCGGCGGCGATGATGTGGATGCGGATGCCCTCGCCCGTCTTCGGGTCCTTCTCGAATGCGACCCCGACGCACTTGGCGGTGCCCTCAATCCGCACCTTGTCCCCGATGTGCAACATGCCGAGCCCCGCCACCCAAGCCGCCTTGAGCTTGATGCGCTCCTGTTCGATGTCCATCCCTTCGAAAGCCATCTGCTCAGCCATTACGCCGTCCTCTCTTCTCCGGCCGGCTCGATCTCCCCGGCGTCCATCAGTCGGTGCAGCCAGCGGTAGACGGTCCTCTGTGTGCAGCCCACCTCGACAGCGATCTCCGCAGGCGTCTTGTGGGCTCGGTACAGGGCCGCAATCTGCTGTCCGGTCTGCGGTGCTGGTGTCCACTTCACTGGTGTCTTAGCCATGGCTTGGCTATTGTGCATGTCCACTAGGTCCCTGTCAACCCCTGTCGCTGTATTGCTTGTGCTCTCACTCCATGTCACACTGTTGCGAACTAAACGACTGGCCCCAGACCGCATGACCGCTCAGCGCCGGTTGCTCCACCAGTACAGCAGGATCGTGGTCCCGCAGATCATGGCGACGATGAGCGTGATGGCCACAGCCCAAGCCCGCTGGGCGTAGAACCAGTAGACGTCGGCGAGGATCACTTCGGGGGCGGGATGACCGGCTCAACCTTCGACGCGGGAACGACCTGTGACCGGATGAACAGCCCGGCCACGATCGGTATCAGCGCCCCGGCCGCGATCATCTGGGCTGTCGTCAGGAAGTAGGCGGCACCCAGGACCATGACCGACGCCAGTAGTCCACCCACCAGCGCCGGTTCCGAACGCAGAAGGCTCACGGCAGGTGGACGCCCTTCATCGGGTCCACCCCCGCCACGATGCTCCCCAGGTCCTTCTGGAGCGCCTGAGCGGGCGCAGGAGCGGGCGGCAGCACGACGGGCACCGAACTAGGCACCGATGCCTGAGCCGCCATTGCCGTGACCGTGGCTGTGTGCCCCGTCAGCGCCCGCACCTCGTGCAGCGTTGCCACACCGTCGGTGACGTCCTTGTGCATGATCGCCATCGTCGCCTTCACGTCTCCCATCAGCGCCGGGAGAAGCCTGAGAATCGCCAGCACCTCGTCAATCTTGGCGTGCAGCTTCTTGAACATGACGGCTCCTTTCAGCCGATGCCTCCGCGGGCGATGACCTGCAAGATTGCGGCCAGCGTGTCGAGACCGCCCCCGAGGAACGGGCCGATGAACGGAACGTAGTGAGTCAGAAACGAACCGGCGACGAGCAAGATCCCTGCGAGCATGGTGTACCTCCTTTCATGGGCAGATGAGACCGCCGATGGTGACAGCCGTCGATGAGACGATGAGCAGGCACGGACTGGGCGAAGGTGTCGGACTGGGCGAAGGTGTCGGCCCGAACGTGGCCGTATCCGTGGGGCGACGCGGGCGCGGGCTGGGCTTCGGCGGCGGGGGAGTGATCGTCACCGTAGGTCCCAGGACAAACACCGGATACGGCGAAGGAACTACGACCGTATCCCCTTTGTCCCCCTTCTCGCCCTTTGGCCCCGGCACTGTGCTAGCTGCACCGGTGTCCCCCTTTGGCCCCGGCACCGTACTCGCAGCTCCGGTCTCACCCTTGGGTCCCGCTACGCTCAGCCCCGGCACCCCAGCCGTGACCACCTCGTGATGGAGCTCCCCCAGGATGCGGTCACGTTGCTCGGGCGGTGCAGTGGCAATCTGGCGCTCGAGCTGGCTGATCTTCGTGAGGGTATGGGCGTAGCGGTAGCCGAAGAAGGCGAGTGCGCAGACGAGAACGAACAAGGCTCCGCACAGGACGAGCTGCGTGCGCTGGCCGGGCAGCTTTGCCACCTCCGGCGCAGCGGCAAAGCGTTCGGTGAGGGCTCCCGACTCCTTTTTGAGGGCCTCCTGGCCGGGGGTGTTCACGGTGTGACCCGTCCGGCTGCCAGCTCCCGCAATGAGCGCACCGCAGCCTCCAGATCGTCAATGACGCCGTGGAGCCGCACCAGTTCCGCCGACTTCTCCACGTCCGCGGTGGTCATGGCAGCCACGACGGTCCGGAGGCTGTCGATGATGCGCTGCATCCGGTCCACCTCGGCCAGCAGGCGCGTCTGTAGTTGGTCGCTGGCAGTCCACAGATCCGCTGCCGTCGAGCGGGCGATCTTGCCTGACGACGTACGCCGGGTGACGAGCCAGGCCATGCCGCCCGTGATCGCGGCTCCCAGCACGACAGCAACGGAAGCCAGCAGGGCGGGTACATTCACCGCACCGCCGCCCGGTGCAACGACAGCAGGAACATGACGAATCCGCCCGTGCACAGCGCCGCCGCGGTCAGGACCACGATGATCTCGCTGCGCCTCATGCGAACACCCGGGGGTTCACCGTCTGCTGGCCCGTTGCGATCCACCATCCGCACCCGTGGCACCGCCGGATGGTCGTCGCCGTCGCGGCCCCGTAGTCGCACGCAACGAACAGCGCCGGTTGCCAGGTCGTCGTCTCCTCGAGCTTGCCCCGGCACCCCGGGCACTGGCCCGGCAGCAGGCACACCAGCGCCGCCTCCGTGATCGGCTTCACGCGCACCTCCGAGCTGGTGTCGGCCAGGGCGCCAGCCCCCGTAGCCCGACCAGCAGCCCCGCCCGGTAGTCCTGCTCGGCTGGGGTGGCAAGCGCCGGGTCCCCACTCCCCCCGACGCCCAGCCACGTCAACAGGTCAAATTGGTAAGCGCCCCGGTACAACCCGCCCGGCGAGATGGCCCGGTAAAGTCCTTTGGTGGCGGATTCCCAGCGGCGGATACAGGCGAGGACGTTGCGGGGGCCCGGAATCGAACCGGAGACTCCTACGCTATGAGCAGTAGGCGAGATACCACTTCTCGACACCGCAATCACCTCAGAGTTTACAGGGGCAGGCGGCTTTGCGCCCAGCGCCATGACGGCCGTGGTGATGAGGACGACGATGTTCGCCAATCAGAACACCGGCCCGTAGCGGTGGCCGTCCGTGCTCACGATCACGTAGCAGTCCTGCGGCCCCCAGCCCTTTGCTGCGGCTTGGGCGAGTTCGTCAGGCGTGGTCGGGAACTCCAGATGGTCCGCGGTCATGTTGGCGAAATAGGGCTTGCCGTGAACGTTGCCCCGGTCGGGAGCGCCGAGAGCTCCGATACCGCCGTCGGGGAACAGGACCCAGGCGCCGATCCCGGGACGGGCCAGGAATGAGCGGACTTGCAGCGGCGGGTCGTACACGGCCAGTCCTTTCGGTCGGGGGGTGGACGGCGGGACGGGGGCGGCCTGCCCCAGAACGAGCGAGATGAAGTAGTCCATCGGGAAGCCGGGACCTGGATCCCAGTGGTCCCCGCCGAACGCCTTGGAGCACTCGTAGTGCGTCGTGACTCCCGGCAGCTCCGCTACAAGGTCGGGAGCCCGCCGGAACACGATCGGGATCCCACGCTCGTCAGCCTTGGCCCGAACCCGCTCAGCGGCGAGCTTGAGCATGTCGTGGCCGTAGGCGTCCAGCCAGTCATTGGTCGACTGCGAGGCGTACCCCGTCATCTCGAAGTGGTAGCCGAGAGAGTTGGCATCCGGTGCCGCCCACGCCACATCCCCGTCATGGACGCACTGGACGACCGAACTGCCGTCGATGCACTCATGGGCGCTGGCCCCGTTCTTCCGGGGCACGTCCATCGTGTGGAAGTAGTTGGCTACGGCCGAGGCGATCCCCCCCTTGTTGGGTGCCTGCATGTCGTGGAGAACGAGCCAGATGATCCGGCGTCCGCCGACTGGCGTGTAGAACTTTGCCTGCAAGAACGGGATGTCCATGGCCTCATTCTCCCACGTTGTCTCAGACGCCTAGAGTTAGCTGGTCCCGTCGTACTGCTGGGAGACGACCCGGGCGAGGAACAGCACATCGGTGGCGAGGTCTTTCACGGCCCCCGCCACCTGGGGGAGCGTGACCGTGTTCGGGTCCGCAGCGGCGATCTGGCGCAACCGGGCGAGCGCCCCAGCGACGTTGGTCTGCAAGGTCCGGGCGTTGCCGAGCGCCGCCAGCCGGGCAGCTTCCAGAGCGGGAGCCGCGGCCAGAGCCGCGTCGAACGCCGCCTGCTCGGCGGCCGTCAGAGGTACCGAGGCGGCTTGCCCAGTGGCGCAGTTGATCTCCGTCCGGTTGGTCATGTCAGTTGCACCCGTAAAGCTGGAACATGGACCCAGCCACGAAGTTCCCTGCCCCCGGCAGCAGCTTTATCGCCGTGATGGCTGCGCTGTTGCGCCAAAACCACGCCTCGATCTCGTGGTTGATGTTGCCCGTGGTGTTGGCCCCTTTGAAGGCGCTTCGACCCGTGGCCTGCTTGTTGAACGTCGTTCCTGCGTAGTTCTGAATCTCGATCACCCCACCCCCGGCGAACCCGGCCGGCGCGCTTGCGGCCGCGAGGTCGCCTACCGCGGGGGTAGCCGTCCCGATCAGTTCTTGCACAAACGGACCCGAAACCGATCCGTGGAACTGGTAGAGCTCGGAGTCGTAATTGGCCGTGGTGTCGCCGTTGGCCTGCATGACCAGAGCCGTTGAGGCGGTGGCATTGTCGCCCCGGGCTCCCCAGGGGATGACGAGGTGCCGGTAGGTGCCCGGGATGCTGGAGAAGGTCACGCTGGCCGTCACGATGCCCAGCACGAACTCGGCGATCTTGTAGACCCGCCCGTCGTAGAGGTACTGGAGGTTGCCGCCGGCCCCGATCATGGCGTTGCGGTCGGTGGCCGAGGCTACGGCGCCCCCGGCTGCGACGTCTGAGGTGGTCGTCCAGGTCGCCACTCAGATCCCCCAGGGATACGTGTCCCAGAAACCGTACGTGGCATCGCTCCAGACCATCGCCTGCGGCTCCCGGGCGAACAGCAGCCACGACGTGTGGTAGACGCGCTCCTTGAGGTCCCCTGACTCCTTCATCCCCAGGATTCTGGCGGCCTGTGAGACGGTCCCGACCCCTGCGGGCCGCCCCTTGTAGGTCACGAGGTCCCCGAGCTCCCGAGGCAGGATGTTCGCCAAGTTGCCCGCGGTCCCCTTCATGTTGATGGTGTCCACCCGGGGCGCAGCGACCGAGGACTGGTTCATGAGCCAGTTGGCAAGCTGCTGGGGCTCGACATCGTTGTTCGCCAGCGACGTGACCGTTGCCGGCCGACGCACGGTATAGAACTGGTTGACCACCGCGGTCGAAGCCGTCGCGGTGAACAGCGGCCCCCCCTTGCGCTGGACGTTGACCTGGGTCCACAGGTCCTGATCGTCCAGCGTGATCTTGCCGTCGCCCATCGGGTAGGCGATCTCCGCCACGTTGTCCCCGAAGGTCCCTTGCGACGTGCTGTACGGCGCCAGCTGGAGCAGGTTCCGGGGGATGAACGTCAGCCGCCCGGACTGGTCGATGAACGTCAGCCCGTTCTCACTCGTCGTCGCCTCGTTGATGGCCGCCAGTGCCGACTTCCCGGCGGCGTCGTCGGCCGACGACAGGGTGGACGAACCGATCCCGAGGATGTTGCGGTCACTGTTCGACCAGCTCACGGCGTCCAGCACATGGCTGATGCGAGCGTTCGACAGGTCGTTGAGCCAGGCGTTCCGGGCCTGGTAGTGGGCCAGCACCCGCACGGCCGAAAGTGTGGTCCCCGTCCAGATTGCCACCGCGACCATGTTCAGCGTCGTGGCCCCCGAGCCCTCGTCGACCGGCCCGATGGTGATCGGCCGGGTGGGGAACGTGGCGGCTACCGACGAGCCCGAAGAGTTGCTCACCCCGTCCACGTAGAGCGTCAGGATGTTCCCGGCGCTCCAGGTCAGGACAACATGGTGCCAAGCCCCGTCGGCGTAGTTCGTCGCCAGCGATGTGTACGTCGTCGTGGTGGCGTCCGAGTAGGCCACGTTGGCGTCGATGACCCCTATCCCGGCCCCGCCAACCGTGATGCTCCACCTTGGGTAGAGGGTTTGGTCGCTGGCGACGATGGTCTGCACGTTGGTCGCGGACGGGGCCAGGAACCATGCCTCGACGCTCCAGTTCGACGACATGCTGAAACTGGGCGTGGTGACGTAGCCGTGTTGCCCGTCGAACTGGACGGCATGGTCGCTGCCGTCGGTGATCGGGTCCACCTGCGCCCAGGTGATCCCGCTGGCGCTGTAGATCCCGGCGTTGCGGTTCGGGGAGGCGTCCACCGCCGTCGGCCCCGAGGACTCCTTGAACTCATAGAACGCCGTCGGGGAATCGGCCAGCACCGACATGGCATAGACGCCGTTCATCAGCGCCAGGTTGAGCAGCCCCAGCCCATCGACACAGGTGAGCGTGACCTGGCTGTCGGTGTTCTTCCAGCCGGTCGGGTAGCCCGTGGTGAACCCCACGTAGCGGTTGTAGGTCACGCCCCCGAACGAGACGCTGAACCGGACCCGCTTGCCGGGGATCACGTTCGGGTAGTAGGTGCTCGAGGCGTTGGCCGGCGTGAAGTCCCCCGCCGTGTTGTCGAGGTCGAAGGTGGCCGTCCCCGGGCTCATCTGGGAGAGCCAGTTGCGCCGCCCCCGGTTGATGCTGAACCGCCGCAGCTTCGACGTGATGTCCACCCACACGGGCGCGTCTGCCGGGTTCGTCGTCGGGCTCCACTCCAGCTTCGGCGTGGGCCAGTTGCCTGACACGTTGGTGATGAGCGACGTGGCCCCGCCGAACAGCAGGGACGGCACACGGCGCCGGATCGGGTAGGTGCGCCCGGGGTACGGCAAGGTCTAGCCCTCGGCGTAGATGATGTAGCAGAGGCACCCATAGGCCACGCCGGACGTCACCCGGATCCGTCCGATGCTGCCCGCCTTGAATTCCGGTTCCCGGTACTGCGGGAACTGGTTCTTGTATGGCATGGCCGGGTCCCACAACTGCTCGTCGAGGCTACGGCTGGCCACGATGGATCCCTCAGCCGAGGAGGTGTACCCGCTCGCTGCGGTGCCTACCTGCAAGTTGGAGGCCGGGGCGTTCGGATCGTTGTAGGGCTGCACGTCGTTCGCCACGTAGGCCGTGACCGTGGCCGCAACCGTGCCTGTCTCCACCAGCTCGATCAGGATCGGGGTAGCCAGCGCCGCGGCGTCGAACGAGATGCCCCACTCCACTACCCGGAGGGGATCATTGGCCCCCGGCTTGACCTGCAACATGGTCTTGATGGCGGTGCCGGTCGTCACCTTGGCGGGCCCGGCAGTCGTCACCATCGGCCCGTTGGTGACCTTATAAAGCTTCTCGGACACTGGGTTCTCCTTACGTGAACGTCGCTCGGACAGCGACCTTGAGGCGGGGCGGGACAAGGATCCCGGAGGCAGCGGGCAGGGACGCCTTGATGAGCACGCCGATGCAATGGCTCACCGTGGCCGCGCCCGATGTGCCGGTGGGCGAGCTGGCGGCCGACACGTTCGGGTTGTTGATGAACTGGTTCCCGTTGGCGTCCACGGTGTAGGTGAAGCCCGCCGTGGCCCCCGACAGCGTCGTCCCGCTGGGCGCCCGCCCATGGCCGACGTACCAGGCAGCAGCGGCCGGCGTGAGGGTCGGGTAGGTCAGCGTCGTGCTGCTGGCGTTGTTGGCAAAGCCGCTCTGGCTCCCGTCCTTGGCCCATACCGTCGTGGCCCCCAGCCCCGAGCTTGCCTGCTGCGCGTCGAGGTCCATGACGGATGAAGCCGAGTTCGCCACGGTCAGCGTCTGTGCACCCGTCGCCGTTGCCGTGCCCAGCCACTTCTCGTGCGTCTTCGGGGTCCCGTTCGTGTCCACCGTCGGCCCCGCAATAGGCCCGCTCCAGGTGCAGTTACCGCCGGTAACCGAGGTCACATGGCTGACGTTGTCGGGGATGCTCACGTACAGCACAAACCCGTTGCCGATGGCCGTAGGGTTGAGTGACAGCGTCGTCACGCCGGAACCGGTCACAGGTGAGCCCACGAGGGAGATAGCCACTAGGCGAGGCCCAGCGTGCCCTGCCGCCGCTTGAACTCAAGTAGCTGCTCGTAGATCGCATTGGTCAGATCGTGCTCGGACGCAACGCTGCCCCCCACGTTCACGTTGACCACGTACGTGTTGCCGCCCGAGCTGCCCGTGCCGCCCCCGAGCGGAATCACCTCTTCGCCCGCATGGGCAACGATCAACTGCGGCGAGCCGTACGGGCCTTTCACGATGCCACCCTCGGCGAATGCCTGAGCCCCCCCGGCCCGCTGCACGCTCTGGCCCGCGAACGCCTGCATGGCCGCGATCTGGTCCTTGGAGAACCGCAGGTCCGCAGCGACCACGATCGGGTTCTGGAGGAAGAACGTCTGGATCCCAGCGTGCTCGGCCGCCAGCGCGTCGTTCACCTTCTGCTCGGCCGCGGTGATCCCGGCCCCCAGGTCGTTGATGGCCCCGGCGCCATGCTGAGCCACCTCGTCACGGAGGGCTTGCAGAGCGGGGCCCGCCTTCGGCCCCATCTCGGCCAGCGGCCCCAGGACAGAGTCCGAGACGCCGTGCTCGACGAGGAACTTGAGGTTCGTCGCCCAGTTGTTCATATCGGTGATCTGCTGGGTGAGTTGGGTCTTGATCTCGGCGAAGCTGATGGCCGTCGTGCTGGCCAGCCCGGAGATTGCTCCCCCGGCCGATTGCGTGTCCTTCGCCAAGGTCCGCTCAGCGTCCGAGATGGCCTTGACCATCGCCTCATCCGGGGCCTGGGCCACCTGCAGCGCGGTGGCGGCGTCCTTCTCGGCCTTCTGTGCGTCGGACACGGCCCGGACGGCATCGGCCTGTGCCCGCAGCGAGTCCGTGACGGCATCGTGGGCCGTTTTCAGGTTGTCCTCGGCCGTGACCCGCTGCTTCGAGCCGGCGTCGGCGGCGTGCTGGAGGTCGTACAGCGCCTGCTCAGCCACCCCCTGAGCCCGGACAGCATCAGTCTCCCCGAAGCGGGCAGCGTTGACGGCGAGAGAGGCGTCAAGCAACTGGCGGTCCGTCGCTGTGCCGCTGGCCTTCAGCTTGTTCTCAGCGTCGATGGCGTCCTGGAGGCTCAGGGATGCCCGGGTGTTGGCGTCCTTCGCCTTGCCGACGTCCTCCTCAGCCTTGGCCTGGTCCGTGGCACTCGGCCCCCCAAGCAGGGTCTGGAGGGCCTGCGCCGCGTCGGCCTCCTTCTTGAGCGCCGCCGTGACGGTGTCACCAGCCTTGACCAGTGCGACCTGTGCCGTCTCCGTCGCCCGCGAGGTGGATTCGATGCCCTTTATGGCCGCGTCGAGGGCCTTCGTGTTTATGACTCCGTCCTTCTGCAATTCGTTCAGGTTCTGGAGGTCGTAGGCGTACTGGTCGCTCGACTTGGCCGCGGACGCCGTGGATTTGTCCAGCGAGGCAATCCCGGAGATGGCGCTACTCAGGGGAGCGAAGCTCTTGACGATCTTGTCGGTCAGCGCCTCCTCAGCCTTCGCTGCCTTCTCGGCCTCAGCGGCGTTCTCCTGAAGGGCTTGGTTGTCAGCCTCGACGGCGAGACGGGCCTTGTCCGTAGCGGCGGCGTTCTCCATCGCCTTGGCGCTGTAGGGAGTCCCCATCAGGGCCTGGAAGGCGTTCCCGAGCCCGAAGGCCCCTCCCGTGGCGCTCTTCATCTTGTCGTTGAGCGACGTAATGCTGGCGATGGCCTTGGTGAGACTGCTGGTGAACCCGGTGACAGCTGGGATGACGCCCTTGCCGATCTGGACTTCGAGCCCCTTCATGGCCTCGCCCAGGTCCCGTTGGGCGATGGTGTACGCCTTGGCGTCAGCCAGTCCCTTCTGGGAGAAGGTCAGCCCGAGCTTGTCCGCCTCGCGCCCCACCCGGGCGATGTCTTCGGCGTTGGCTGCAAGGATCGGGCGCAACACCGTCCCGCCCTTGCCGAACACGTCCAGCAGGAAGGTGTTCCTCTCGACGGCGGTCCCCAGCGACTGGTACTTCTCGGCCAGCAGCGGGAGATCCTTGGTCAGGTCCTGGCCCTTCATGTGGGCAAGGTCGGCCTCGGTGAACCAGCCCTTGAACTTGGCGCTGCCCTCCTCCAGGTTCCTCGAGAACTTGACCAGCGCCGTTCCGCCCGCCTCAGCGTCTACGCCGAAGTGGACGAACTCGAACCGCAGCCGGGAAGCATCCTCGGCACTGGCCCCGGTGACCGCCTGGAGCTTGCGGATCTCCCCGGCGACTTCGGCAGCCGTACCAGCCATTTTCATCATGGCCACGCCGATGCCTACCGCGGCCCCGACTCCAATCGCCATCGGGGCCGCAAGGCCGGCTATTCCCGAACCGAGACCCCCGACCCCACCCCCGGCGTCCTTGGCGGCGCTCTCAACCCCTTTGAGGGCCGCACCGCCCTCGCTCTGCAATTTCTTGAAGGCGTCGAGCCCATGCTCAGCGATGGACTTGAAGGGACCGAGATTGATGCCGAAGGCGTTCCCGAGTTTTTCGAACGACGCCACCATGTCCTTGCCGGATGAGATGACCTTGGAACCCATCTGGCTATGGGCGTCCTCGATCTCCTTGGTGGCCTTCTTGATCGGACTGGCATCGGCCCCGTAGGTGACGACGAGCTGTTTGTTCGCCATCAGCGGTGGAACCAGCCGTACACGGATACCAGTTCTTCCATCCCGTAGGCCATCATCTCGGCGGCCTCACCGCTCTTTTCCTCCAGCGCCCGGTAGCCGAAGCGGGGCGGCGGCCCCCACTTGTCGAAGCCGGTCCACTTGCCGTGCGTGCCGAACTCGGCGCCGGCGGCATAGGGCAGGTTCCATACGAGCCGCCCCTTGGTCCCCGATGCCCGCACCCGGCCCGACCATGCCAGCTTGCCGGGGTGCTTGTCCCCAGATTCGGTGGAACCCTTCGGCGCGATCTGTTCCGCCCGGGCAAGGATGACCTGGCCCGTTTTCTTCATGACGGCCGTGAGATCCTTGGTGGACTCCCCCGCCCGGCGCAGGTCGCGGCGAAACTCGGCCAGCCCCTGGATCTGGATCCCGGCGGCCATCAGCGCTTGCTCAGCGCGGCGGTCACGTCAGCCTCCAGCGCCTTCTGCGCGGCGTTCTTCCGCCGCTCGGCCCACGCGCCCAGCAGCATCTCCTGGAGGTCGTCGGGAGCGGTCCAGATTTCAAGCCCGGTCTCTATGCTCGCCACCGCTAGCCGCCAGAGAGGGCCGCTGTAGCCGCCGTAGGGTCCACGGCATCGTCCACCGCCCCCGACACGTCGAGGTTGCCCAGCGTCTCCAGGAAGGCGTCGAACGGGGTGGGATCCGAGTGGGCGCGGGCCCAGCAGCGCCATGCGAAGTAGACGGCGTGCTCGTCTGAGACGGTGGCCAGCTCCTTGCGGGTGGCTGGGTCGAGGTCGGCCACGTTCCCGGCCACTCTGAGGGCGGCGTAGGCCCCGTAGGGGAGCGTGGAGCCGTAAGTGAAGCCGTAGTGGCGCTCGAAGGCGATCTCATCGGCCGTGCAGCGGTAGAGCTTGGTTTCGATGACCTCTTCGGACTCGTCGGCGAAGATGAACGTGAGGCGGGTACGTGGCAGGGGCATGGGTGCCTCCGGGTGAGTGCTCGGATGCCCCGTGACGGTCGACCGGGGGACGGGGCGTCTGTCCGGCCGCGTGGTGACGTGCTGCTATGTGATCGTGGCGAGGCCGTTGCGGAGGACTGCCGTGATGGCTGCGGAGCCGGTGCGGGGGTCGAGGATCGAACCGTCCACAACGACTTCCATCGCCCCGCCCTTGGGGTCGCCGGGCGGGAACGCAACCCGCAGGTTCGACCGGGCTCCGGTGATGGTCAGGTCATGGGTAGCGCTGGTCACGTTCTCGAGGAACTTGACGCTCCAGGTGGCGTAGTAGGGCACGTTCGCAACCGTGGTACCGGTACCGGTACCGGTGATGGACTTCTTGAAGATCACCAAATCGTCGGGGACGATGGTGAACTGCACCTTGCCCGTCTGCTCGCCCACGCCGAAGTCATCCGGGGTGATTTTGTATGCCGGGATGATGGGCGTGAGGTTGTTGTTGATTTCGATGCTCCCCTTCGTCACCCGCATGTTGACGCCGTCGAGGGTGAAGGCCGCAGCAGCCTGGCCGGTGCTGTAGAGCGCCCCCGGCGTGACCTCGTCGTCGGTGTTGGTCGGGGTCCATGCGCTCGCCCCCAGGGTCAGCGTGCAGCCCTTGACGACGACGGTGACCTTGATAAGCGCCATGTCGAAATCGATCTTCACCGAGTCGATTTTGCAGTCGACCACGTTCAGGTATTCGGTGTTGGTTCTCCCGAACGCGGTCCACCAGGAGACATCCGAGGTCGGGCCGGTGATCGTGTGGCTCCACGGGTCGCCCGCACCGCTGTCCACGTTCGTGCCGAGCACGCCGAACAGCTCTTGCGCGATGGAGCGGGAGAAGCCGAGGGAGGTGTAGCCCAGGCCGGGTACGATCTGCTCCCGGACGCTGGCGGCGCTCATGCGGCTGGCTGCCGTGCTGGCGATGTCGGGCTCGGTCAGGGCCACGTCGCCCGCGGCCCCCGACTCGACGCCGTGGATGACGACGGGCTGGGTGGCCGCAGCTCCCTTGGCCGATTGCTTGGCCAGCCCAACCTGGAGGATGCGCTTATTCAGGGGCATGGGTTACCTCGGGTTCGGCTGGCGGTAGGCTTGGCTCAGCGGCCCTCACCTCGGCTACTGCCTCGGCAAAACCTATGGTGGTGAGGTGGACTAGGGCCGCTTCCTCTTGTTCGGAGCGGGGCACGTACTCGCCTCCCTCGAAGGTGAGTTCGATGGAGCCGTGCGTGTCGTGGTGGGTCTCGAGGTGGACCGGCTCGGACACCCGGTAGCGGGTCATACCTTCACCGGCATCTGCGAGGCGAGGGCGTAGCGCATGTAGACGATGTCCACGTCAGGCAGGCCCGTGGGCCGGGGCAGGGTGGGGAAGGCGAAGGACATGGTGCCGCTTTCGGTGGTGACGGTGCTGGCCCGCTCCAGCATCTGGTCCTTGTTCGCCAGCCGCCGGGCCAGGAAGCGAGCCCGGATGAGCGCCGCCCGCTGGAGGTCGACGGGGGGGATGTCCCAGCGGCCATGGACGAGCCAGACGGCCCAGGTCCCCTCGTCCCAGTTGCGCCGGTCGGACCAGATCAGGGCGCCGTCCGAGTAGGACACCATGGCGATCTCCGGGCCGGTCAGCACGGTGCCGTTCGGGCGAGTGGCGGCCACGATGTAACGCGGCCAGGGGTTCGGGGTGATGAGCATCCGGCCCCCGGTGTCCACGTCGACCCTCTCCATCGCCGGGGTGGGCGGATAGCCCAGGTTGTCCCGGCATTCGTCCTCCGTGGCCTCCAGCGCCTCCCTGAGCACGTCGGCCGACAGCGCCGCCAGCTCGGAGTCCTGCTTGAGCCGGGACAGGTTCACCAGGCGGGCGGTGACGGCCGAGACATCCACGGCGTCTGTGACGGTGCCGCTGAGGGGGGCAGGGGCGACAGCGGTCACAGACGCCGTGATGAGCTCGGGGGCGGCCTGGGCGGGCAGGGTGATTGCGTACTTCCCTGATGCGGCGGGGGCCACGTGGGCCACGGTCACGGGGGAAAGTACCGTGGAATCACGGTTGCGGGTGGCGACGACGGTGGGGGTGCCGGTGGCGTCCATCGTGTTCCCGTCCCCGTCCTCCAGGGTCCAGTAGACCGTGCTCGGCCGCCCCACCAGGATTCGGGTCATGAGGCGTCGAGGATCACAGAATAGGTGAACGGGCCGCTGGTGATGCGGGAGCGGTACTGGAGGTAGCGGGCGCCGATGCCGAAGCCGGCCCGGTAGGTGCCCACGGCGCTGATGGCGGTCGGGTCCGCCGCGAGCCCCATGACGAACCCGTTGGCGCCGATGGTGGCGATCTTGAACGCCTCGGCGATGATGATGGTCACGCCGGTCGCGGTCGCCGTGGTGGCGGCGCTGAGGACGACGGTGGTGGCGTTGGTGCGGCTCACGATATGCGTATTGGGGGCGATGCCGATGCCCCAGACCTGGCTGCCCACGTCGGCGGCGGTGAAGGCCGCGGTGGCGCTCACCAGCGACGTGTCCGTGTTCGTCACGCCGTCGGCAACGGTGCGAGTGAGCCCGGAGCCCGAGCCGTAGACGTCCACCAGGAGCGAGGTCCCGGCGATGGTCACGACGACGTCGAACTCTCCCGCATCGGTGTCGCCCACGTCCACCCAGGCCCCCGAGGTCGACAGCGTTTCGGAGCCGAGCGCCTTGAGGACGAGCGTGCTGCGGTTGACCCAGCGGTTGAGGGCTGCGGAGTATCCGGGGCCGGGCATGGCGTCTCCTTACGGCTTCGACGGGCTGGGCTTGACGGCGGTGCGGACCTTCTCGGGATCGGGAGCGGGGACGTTCGGGTTCTGGGCCGGGTCGGTCATGTCGGGGGCAGGCTGACCGGTGGCCGGGTCCTCCACCTTCTTTTTCAGGTCAGCGACCTGGGATTCAAGGCTGGCGAGCGTGTCGCCATGTAGCCGGTTGCCAACGAGTTCCTTGAGCCGGCGCAACTCGGTCTCAAGGCCAGCGATCCGGGGGGCCAGGGAGAATTCATCCACCCCGGCCAGCGCCGTCTTGGCGGTGATCTCCGAGCCGTCCACGGGCTGGCTGCCGGCGAGCGCCACTTCCTGGGGCGTCTGGCCCATGCGCTCATGCCAGATCACAACGGCGTCGGGCGGGAGTTCGGCCCGTGCGTCGTTCGTCGGCATGAGCTGGACCGTTCGGCCATCGATCAGAAGCGCATGGGTGCGGACGGTCACGAGGTTCGCCATGTACTTCCCCTTCGTCGAGGTCTCCACTTCGTCTCGCCGGGTGATCCCGGACGTGTCAACTGCCATGGCTGTCCTCCTTACAGTCCGGTAAGTGCCGTAAACCACGACGGGCGCTTGGTTGCGAAGGCGGCTCGCCCCTCAGCCTTGATGGCGACCTGGCCCCTCAGGAAGTAGTCGCTGTACTCGTTGCTGGCCTGCACGCTGACGCCTTGGCGGGTCCAGAGGGTGGCGTAGCGCCAGTCGCCGAGTAGCCCCGTGCCCTGGGAGAAGACGGGGGTGGGGACGGTCAGCAGGCCCCAGATGTTCGTCGCCTCGCCGATGCGGAACAGGTAGTTGCCCTGGGCGTCCTTCTGCAGGGTGACGCTCTGGAGGTCGGTCGGGTGGAGGGCGAGGGCGTTGGGCTCCCCATAGGCCAACCGGATCTGGGTCATGCCCTTGTGGATGGCGTCGAGCCAGGTGTCCCCGCCCCTCGCCTGGGTGTTGATGCCGCTGGCGTTCAGGATGCCGTTCCAGGGGGTGGTGCTGCCATTGACGATCTGGTTCTCCAGCGCACGGGCGAAGTCGCCAAGAAGGTCGGCGTTGATGATGTCCTGGAGCTGGCCCTGGTCGGCAAGCTGGGCCTCGGTCGCCGGGGTCCAGGTGCCGATGCGGCTGACCACGACGTTCACGTTGATGAGGGTCAGGCTGTGCTCGGGGAGCAGGGTGCCGTAGGCGGTGGCGGCTGCGGCGTCGGTGCGGGCCGTCTGCTGGACGTAGTCGATACTGCTGCTGTCCGTGGTCGCCATGCTGATGAGGTCCATGAGCATGATCTTGCGGGCGGGGAGGCCGACGAACTGGTCTGGCTGGCGGTCGGACCAGGGGAGGTTGGTGAGCGTGATGGCGCGCTCCCTGAGTCCTTCGGGCCGGGTGCCGAACCGGCTGGCGACCACCTCGTCACGGCTCATGACCTCAGCGGGGCTGGAGCGCAGCCAGGCGTCCTTGACGGGCATGGTCCGGGACATCTCCATGAAGCGCTTGTACTCGTCGCTGGAGCACATCCGCAGGCCCGGGTTGAACGGCTGGGAGCGGTTGAGGGCGCTTGTCGGCGCCGGTCCTTCGGGGGACGGGGGCTGGCCCGGGTCGGCCAGCTTGGCGTAGCGCTGGCGAAGCTCGGCGATCTCCTGCCGCTTGGCGTCGGCCGGGCGGAAGATCCCATCGACCTCTTCGAAGATCTCCTTGTTGCGTAGCAGGGCTTCGGGCTTGTTGTTCTTGCGAATCTCGTCGAGGCGAGTCTGGGCCACGGCCCGCATCCGGGCTTCCTCCCGAACGTCGCTCTCAATCATTTCCTGGAGCTTGGGAAGCTCGTCAGCGGTTACGACTGGCACCTACTCCACCCCCTTTCGGGTCATCAGCTTCACGGCATCGTCTTCGGATATGAGGTCTTTGGCCCGCAGCTGGAGGACCCGCTTGGCTTCCTTGGCGCTGAGGCCGCGGGCCCGACTCTCGAGGTCGTCGGCATCGTCCACGCCGAGCAGGGCCAGCAGGGCATCGCTGGAGACCTCGGCGGCCTGCAGCAGCGCCTTGGCCTGGGCGGGGTTGTCGTCGATGACCTCCAGGGCTTCGTCGATTGCGGCGTCGACGGCCTGGGCGAGCGCTCCGGGGTCCTCGTCGGTGTCCTGCCGGTGGCGGATGGCCCGGGGCAGCACCCGGCGCAGCCTCAGCAGGTCGGCCGCTGAGCGGACGCTGATGGTCTGGGTGCCGGGGTTGGCCCCCATGACCACGGACGACAGCTCGACAAGCTGGCCGCGCTCGGCGACCTCGACGTCCTGCCCGTCCTCCTTCTCGTTGTGCGAGTCCTGGAGGATCCAGCCGATGGACCACTCATCGACGGCGCCGGAAACGACGCTCTGGTACACCCGGCTCACCATCGGATCGTCCAGATAGAACTGCCCGTTGAGTTTCAGGGCGTTGTCGGTCTCGCTGGCGGCTCCGTGGCCGATGGCTGCCTGTTCCCAGCCGTGCTGCCAGAAAACGGGGATGGTGGACTTCTCGGCGATGGACTTGGCGAAGACGCCGGGGGCCAGGCGTTCCTTGCTCGGCCCCATCCACCAGTCGAAGACGTCGTAGGTGACTCCGTAGGCGGCTCCGAGGGCTTCGAAGACGCCTTTTGGGTCGCTGTGGGCCGTGGCGCGCATCTTCACGGAGCGATAGCGAATCTGCTGGTCGGTCACGGCTGAAAGCCAACCACAAGGGGAGACGCCCAAAGCGAAGAGGCCCCCGAAAGGGCCTCCCCGACTCCGACTCTTGGCTCTATTCTGCTCCCTCAGACCTAGGCGGTCGGCGGTACCTCCTGAGGGCGGCTCCGTTGGTCCCTGGTCACTGCCAACGGTTGAGCGTTATCCCCACGGCTTACGGCCGCTGTGCACGGGGAGCCAGTAGCTCGATAGTGGTGCTGATGGTATGCAGCCTCAGCGGGAAAGTCAATACCTAGGCCGGGTGGCCCACGGCGAGCGCCCAGACCTGGCCTTCGTCGTCGGGCCGGAGGATGGCGGCGACGGCGTTCACGGTGGCGGCTACGCCGTCGATCTTGCCCTGGGAGCGCTTGCGGTCGGGCTTCTTGTTGCCCGCGGTGTCCTGGGCGGCGATGGCGTTGCTCACCATCCAGCGCAGCACCGGGTGGCCGCCGTGGTGGATGCGGCCTCCGACGGCGAGGCGGATGAAGTGGTCGGTGGGGTCGGCCAACTTGGCGAAGGTCTGGCCCTGGTCGAAGACGTCGAGCCCGGCTTCCTCCAGCAGCACGCCGAGCTGTTTGGACTGCCAGGGGTCCTTGGCGATGACGAGGGTGCCGAGCACACCGGCCCACTCCTCTATCTCGGCCTGGATGGCGCGGTCGTCGATCACCCGGCCGGGGAGCACGGTCAGGGACCCGTCGGCGGCCCACATGGCGAGCTGTTCCTTGAGCGGCCGAGCCCACTCCCGGGCGTTCTCGCCGAAGGCTTCCTCGGGCACCCAGAAGCGGGCCAGCAGGTGGTAGCAGCGCTCCGTAGCGGCCTGGCAGCCAGGCTCGGGGCAGGTTCCTGGCTCGTTCGGGAACAGGCCGATCAGGGCGTTGATGTCGACGCTGCCGGCGAGGTCGAGGCCGGCGAAACAGGCCCGGCCGCGGAAGTCCTCCAAGTCCCGGCGGATGCCCGCGGCCTGGTCCCACGCGTCGAGGTCGACCAGCTTGTCGGCGCTGGCGGCGGCCCGTGGCAGCCAGACGTTCAAGAACAACCTCTTGAACGAGACCACCTTGGCGGGGCTACGGGCGGCTTCGGCGGCCACCCGGCGCATCTCGTCTATGTAGCTCGGGTTGAACGATGTGAGGGCGGGGTTGACCCTTTTCCACAGGGCCTCGTTGCGCCAGCCGACGCCTGCGGTCTCTTCGGGGGAGGAAAATCTCATATAGACGAACAGATACGGGTCCTCGATGACACCGCGGACAACGTCTAGGGCATAGTTGTGGAGTTCCCACGCCACATTGCCCGGCTCGTCGTGGCCGGCGGTGGTGAGGATGATGAACAGGGGCTGGTCGCGGGCCGGGAAGGACTGGTCGAGCAGGTCGTAGAGCTCCCGGCCCGGCTGGCGGTGGAGCTCGTCGAGGATGACCATGCTGGGGTTGATGCCGTCGATGGTGGCCGCGTCCCCGGGCAGCACCTTGTAGACGCCGTTGCCCTTGCGGTCCCAGATGACGCCGTGGTGGGCGATCCGGCTGCGGTTGACCTGGCTGCGGCGTTTGAGGACGGGGTTGGCTTCGACCATGTCGGCCGCCACGCCGAAGACCAGCCCGGCCTGCTTCTTGTCCGAGGCCACGCCGAAGACCTCCGGGCCGCCCTCGCCATCGGCGTACAGGCCATAGTCGGCCAGGCCGGCGCCCAGCTCGGACTTGCCCGTCTTCTTGACCAGCTCGAGGTACGCCTTGCGGTACTGGCGGATCCAGCGGTCCAGCTCGGGGGAGAAGCGCTCCCAGCCGAAGAGGGGCCGGATTATCTCGTCGGCCTGCCAGTCCTCGAGGACGAACGGGGCGCCCCGCCATCGGCCGGTTGTGTGCCGGAGGTGCTTGGCGAAGAACTCTACGGCGTGCTCAGCCTTCGCCTCGTTGTAGCGGGTCTCCACCGGACTAGCCGATGGGGCGGATCATCACCCATCCGGCTTGGCCAGCGCCCCCAGCGGCCCCGGCACCTGTGCCAGCAGCGCCCCCGCCTCCTCCGCCGCCGCCACATCCATAATCGGTGGCTGCTGGGGTAGCGCCTACCACGCCCGCCGCCGTAGCCGAAGCGGCCGCCGATCCGGGCTGAGCCAGGGCAATCGAGAGAGAGCCTGCGGCTCCTCCGCCGCCGCCGAGGGTCGCCGATGCGGAGCCGCCACCAGCCCCACCCATGGCAGAGCCGATCGGAGCCGCGCTGGTGCCCGACGACAGGCCGCCTGAGCCTCCCCAGCGGACATCGGTGAGGGCTTGGACGCTCCCGGCCCCGTAGGCCCCCCCGCTGGCGAGACCCGTGGAATTGCCGTCGGACGCCTGGCCTCCGCTGCCCCCATCGGCGAAGACGTTCACCCCGGAGCCGGTCACGGAGGTCGTACCGCCGAACCCGCCCGCACCTCCCGGGTTGCCATTGGCCGCTCCCGAGGTACCTGCTGCCCCTGCGGCACCGATGGTGACCGTCAGAGTCTGGCCAGCCGTGACCGCCACGACCCTGCGGACCGTGGCCCCAGCGCCGCCCCCGCCCCCCCCGCGCTGTGCGGTCGTTCCCGACGCGGCTCCTGCCCCACCACCGCCACCGCCGCCGCCGATTGCGGTGATTTCGGCGAGCGTGACTCCTGCGGGCACGATGTAGGACCCGCTGCCGGTGAGCGTGGTCGCCGCGATGCTCAGCGCAACGGGGATGTCCTGGGTGCCGGTGTTGCCCATCAGCGAACGAACCAGTCGATGCCGTATGAGACGGTGCCCACGACGGTGACGACGGCCTGGATCACGCGGGGCGGGGCGTCATTGGCGACGGCGTTCGCCGAAGGGGTGAAACCCATCCCGATCCGGTACGGGGTCACGGCGACGGCGGCCACGGCGACGGCGGTCAGCAGGGGGTAGATGAAGCCGCTGGAGGTGATCCCGTTGAACGTGATCTGGACGGTGTTCCCGCCGCTGGCCGTGGCCGTGTTGAGGACGAATATGACCCGGCTCCCGACGATGTCCGTGAGGCGCAGGTCGGTCTGGGAGGCCACGGCGCCAGCCGCCAGCAGGACCCCCGAGGCGGCCTGGCTGGCGCTGACGTTGACCGTTGCCACCTAAACGGGCCTCATCGGGGGGGGGCCATTGGGGGGGTGGCCTTGAGGGCGTCCTGTAGCGTGGTCACTTCGGCCTCGAGCGCGCCTGCGGCGTCTGAGATGTCCTGCACTGCCTGTTCGAGCGTTGCCATTGCATCCTCCAGTCGTTGGATCCTGCCTTCGTGTTCGCCGAGAATCCTGTAGATGAGCAGTTCGGTGGTGGCGTCCAGCGGGGTCTGCTCCCGGCGGTGGGTCACAGAGCCAGGTCCTCGTCGTCGGGCTCGGGGCGGGGCATACGGAGCCGGATGGCGGGGGTGCAGCCGAGCTGGCGGGCCAGCTTTTCGATGGAGTCCGTCGCCTGCTTGAGCGTGAGCAGGTTGGGGTTGCGGACGTAGCCGGTTTCGGTGCGGACCAGTAGGTCGTCCTCCTCCAGCTCGGCCGTGGCCCGCTCCCGCAGCACGACGGCCTCGACGAATGAGATCAGGACCTCCTTGTCCGCTTTGGCGAGGATGCCGAGCGGCTCCAGCTCCTTGACCGTGGCCCGCCAGACCTTGCGGCGCAGCGGGTTCCAGCGGGACGCCTCGAGCCACGCCTCGGGCATCCTGGGGGCCAATGGGGCGGACTTGAGGGCGGGGGCCGGGGTGGAGTGCGTGGCCTCCCCGCGCAGGCGGGACACGTTCGGGGGAAGTGGTGCCGGCAGCGAGCCATGAGCGCCCATGACCCCACGCTACGGGAGCGGGAGACGCTGAGAAGGCGAAAGGCCCCCCAAGGAAGAGAGGAAGAGAGGGCCTTTCGGTCTCGGGGTCCGGGCGGAACCTGAGCAGCTAAGAGCCTAGTTCCCCTCCCGTGGGTTGGCAAGGGGTTTGGCTAAGTCTCGGGGCTGATCTTGTGGGCTCGGGCTATGTCCGATTTGACCGCCCTTGGGGTAGCCCCGATGACAGGGGGGCTTTTTCGGACCTGAAGCGAGAGTCGCCACCAGGCCGGCGCAAAGGTTTTTCGGCCCCCTACCCGGCTAGCCCGGCTCGGTGCAGTCGCATGTCGCCACCAGGCAGCCGTCCTCGTCGTGGAGGCGCCACTCATGTCCGCAGTAGGGGCACCTTTCGGTAGGGCTGGCACTGTCGTCCTCGTCGGGCATGAACACTTGGGATCCTCCTTGTCGGGCTGGGGGGCCGTAGCCCCTGGGGGTTGGGTGGGGTGGGGGGTGGTTGTTGCCCGGTCCCATCCCTGCGCCCGTTCCCCTTGCGAGGCGACTCCCTCCGTCCTGCTCGCTCCCCTTGCCAGTGGCGTACGGCGTGGGCTGGCTCTGACCCAGGTTGAGCCGTCGACCACCCGGCCAGCAGTACCTGTTCGGGGACTGCCTTTGCTCAGGCTACGGGCGGGGGAGACGTTGCGAAGTTGCCGCCCTGCTGGGGTGGATGAACGCGGGCCCGGCGTTGCGCTTGACCGCGCCGGCCGCCGTCCTGGCTGTTGTGGTAGCGGCATTCGGCCCGGGCGTTGTCGATTCCGTTGCCGCCACCCGGATGGATGTGGCCCCCGGTCAGGTCGTTCGTGGAGCCGCAGCGCCAGCAGCAGGCAGCGGGATCGTCCAGCAGCGTGCGGACCGTGCGCCGCCACTCCCGCTGATCGTAGGGGCGACTCATGCCAGAGCGGGCGCTTTGCCGTTGGTGCTGGGTTCCGGGGTGGGTGCCACGGGTGCGGGGGCGGCCAGCTTCTTGATCGGGGCGGTCGTCACGAGGCCCCAGAGCTGATCTGCGGACGGGTCTGTGATGCGGGGCTTGTTGAGCACGCGGCGGCCTTCGTTCGGGGTCTGGAGGGTTCCGGCGACCAGCGCCGCCTGGGCAGTGGCGAGTTCCTGGAGGTCGGGGCGTAGGCGGCTGTCGAGGTCGAAGAGCGAGAACAGGCCGGCCCAGTTCGGCTCGGCGGGATCGGTGATGAGCTGGGCGAACACCTCGTCCTCAACCGTCGTGGCGTAGGGGCCGACGAGGTCACGGAGGTACCAGGAACGGAGCTCCCGGACGTTGCCGAGGGCGGCCTTCTCGAGTACGCCCATCAGGACCGGGGGCACGCCGAGAGCGGCGAACATCTCTTCCCGGCTGATCTTGGTAATTTCGGTCACGGCGTTGGCGGCGGGGGCGGTGCTCAGCGGGGTAGGGTCCCCGGTCGAGAAGATGGTTTTTCCGGCGTTCTCGGGGCCGCCGTACTGGGTGTTGAACTGGGCCTCCAGCCACTTCTGCTCGGGGTCGCTGGGCTTCTTGGCGACCTTGACGTGCAGGCTGGGGTTGGCCCCGTTGGCGAACCAGTTCATGAGCTGGCGGCCCATCGCGTCCTGCAGGCCGTGGGCCTTGGCGACGGGCTCGAGCGGGGAGATTCCGAGCTCGCCGTCCTCGGCATCGCCGTAGTGGATGTGGATGGCGTCCATCGGCAGGATGATGCGCCAGTCCCACGACGGGACCTCCCAGACGAGCCAGTGGACGATCGGGCCGAGGCCGGGGGACCACCCGCCGTAGACGAGCCCGTACTGGCCGTAGCGAGCGGGCATGACGTAGCGCCAGGGCCAGTGTTTCAGGGCGATGATCTTGCCGTCCGGGCCGCGGACCTTCTCGATCAGGGTGTTGCCCTTGATCAGCCAGTTCCACATCGCGCGCTTCATGAGGCGGTTCCAGCTGACGCGGGGCTCGGGGGCGCGCAGCAGGCGGGCCAGGCGCTGCTGGTCGGACAGGGGGCCGGGCGAGGCGTTGATGTCGGCCAGGATCTGCTGGCGGTCGCCGTCGGGCAGCGCCAGGAAGACCTGCAGGGGGAGGTTGGACAGGCCGCGGTTGATGGTGTTCACGGCGCCGTAGCACCAGGGGTTGTGCCGGTAGATGTCCGAATAGCTGGCCCACATCGTCTCGCCCGTGGGCTTGCCTGCGAGCGGCACGCGGCCCTGGCCGGTGGCGTTGAACGGGCCGCCCGAGCCGCCTGCGATGCCGTCGAGGAAGCTGCGGCTGGCGACGTCCTGGTAGCCGCCCTGGGCGGTGAGCACCCTCATGGCGGCAGGTTAGGCGCTAGGGAGACGGTTCCACGGATGGGCCGAGGTTGGCGAGTGGGGGCTCGTTCTGGCCCAACCTTTGGCCCTTTTGTGCTTCTCCGCTGCTCTCCCACGCTGAGCTACACCGCCAGATCAGTGGCCGGGGTCGAACCGGCGACCTCTTAATGGGCCTCCTGGATCATGCGGATGTTGGCGAGCGGGATGCGGATGTCGCCGCTCAAGGATACGTCTGGCTCGGCTCCCTCGTTGAGCAGCTTGGCAGCGCCCAGCAGGATTCCCCAGCCGTCACGCAGCATCTGGACGCCTTCGATTGAGCGGTCATCTCGGGTGTGGACGATGACGTTCGGGTGGGGCTCGGGGTACTTCGGCTTGGGGCGCAACTGCCATGCCAAACGGGTCACGACGATCGCATAGAGCACCAGGAAGGCGAGGACGATCCAAGCCCAAATCATCCGGCCGCCTCGCTGACCCTCTTGCGCCAGCCGTCGGGTGCCCAGCGCTGCTGCCGCTGCGATTTGAGGGCGGTCTTACGCTTGTCGGCGCAGCGGGCGCACCAGCCGTAGAACGACTCGGGGGCTATCACGTCGGTGACGCAATTGGGACAAAGTGTATCGGGATCGGGGTTGTAGTCCTCGGGCTCGGGCTCGAAGTCGTGGGGGCTGAGGGTCACAGCGGGCGTACTCCGGTCCAGCGGGGTTCCTCGTTTCGCCAAGCTGCGATGGCCGTTGAGAGCGCCACGATGTCCGCCGAGTCGATTGCTTCACCGAAGACAGCCGCTTGGTCAAAGGCAGGTATCAGCAACTCGGCATAGGCGTCGACCCACTTCCGAAAGATCGCCTCGGCGGCCAGAGCCACCGCTAGAACCGGATCCGGGTCGCTCACGGGATTGATCTCAGGGCGGTGCCGGTCACGGTGAGCTCCTGCATGGCCCGCCAGACCATGGCCGAGGCGCTGGGGGAGGTCTCGCCCGCGCCGATGGTGCCGTAGCTGGTGAGGTTGGGCGGGATTCCGGCCACGCCGGGGATGGCTACGGCGTAGGTCTCCATGCGGTCGCCGATGGCTTCGATGGTGTCCAGCAGGCGGCCGGGCAGGTCCGGATCGGTGCCGCCTGACGTCTCGCCGTAGCTGGCCCCGGACTCGTAGTAGGCGATTTCGAGCTCCAGGTCCTGCTCGTAGGTGCCGGGGGTGGCGATGATCTGGCGGGGGTAGCGGATGGCATAGACGGCGAACATCGGGCAGCGCTCAGGCGTCAGGGACATGGGTGGGGCGTACTTCTGGAGGTGGAGGCCGGCCGGGAAGGCGATGGTGGCTTGGAGGTCGGCCGCGATGGCGTCGATGACGGTACGCATTCGGCCCATGCCCGGATCTTACGGGAAACCGCGGGGAATGTGCATCATTCGCTAGCCTCCAGCACCGAAAGTTCTAATCCGGGCCGCTTGGGTGGCCGAGAAGGTTAGGTATCGG